AGCGGCACCTTGCTTGGAGTTACGATAGATTGTACGAACTACTTCACGGTTGATTTCAGCAAGGATCTCAGAACTTAGAATGTTAGCAAGTTCTGTCTCAGCATCTAGACCATGAATGGCTTTAAGATCCTGAGCAAGTTCCATTGTGTATTCAGCTTTGAGAGCCCGTGACTTTGCAGTTACGGTTGCTTTCTCAATACTGAATGCCATTTCGGCAAAAGCATTAGCTGCACTGTCGCCTAGGGCTTCAGCAGCGGTTGTTGTCATGCCTGTACCTGTTGAGAAGTTACCAGCACTTAGAGCTTTAAGTACGTCAGAACCTGTATGAGTACCTGTACCAGCAAAAGCGGTATTGGCTTCATTGAACAGGGCTTCTGTACCAGCCTGTGATGTGTAACGTGCTTTCATTGCGAAGATAAGTCCTGTAGGACCAGTCATTGGCTGAACGCCGCAGATATCATAAGCAATTAGTGAAGGCATTGCACGGCGAACGAGCGAAATTAGGATTGGATCCCAGTTTGCTACACTTGCGCCTGTTGCGTTTGTTGGAGCTCCCTCTGAAAGAAATGCTGCATCTTCTTTCATTGCTCGCTCTTGGTTTTCTAGAATTACAGTAGTAACGGCCCGACGATAGCTATCCTTAATCTCGGGAAGATCAGGGTGCCCTAAGACTGGCTGCCACTTTTCCTGTAGTTGTTCCGTTTGAAACATTTTAGTTTTCTCCCTTTTTTTGTGTAAAACTTAAGCTTCCGCTTTTCCACGGAGGTGTGTTCGTGAAATAGCAGACATATAAACAGCCATCGAGTCGGACAGATCAACTTCTTCTGCTCCTTCTGTTACTGGTGCTGCCGTATCATCACTTGTTGTTATTGCTTTAACTTTTGGAAAATATGATTCCTTGATTGTTTCGACTTTCTCACGAAAATCTTCTGCGCTCGTGTATTCAATACTTTCTGTAAGTCCAGCAAACTTCTCTACTTCTGTATCTGCAAGATCAGAAGCAACATCTAGTAGAATGTCTGTTCTGGAAAGATTAGCATTCTCCTTTGACAACTCAATATTTTTCTCTAAAGATTCGTTCAACTTATCTTCTAACTCAGCGACCTTCTCAGATGCTGCGTCAAGCATATCAAACTGTTCTTCAGGAACAGAAATATTGTGCTGTTCAAAGAGACCCTTCAAACCAGTCATAAAGCCTTCTGCGATTTCTGCTTTGAGCTTATGCTCCATAGCGAGTTCGTTCTGCCTCATCCATTCTTCTACGACATAGTTGAGATAGTCATCGACTTTCTCAGCCATATTTTCTTGTGCTTCTTCGATTTGTTGTGCGAGTTTTGCTTCGTACTTTTCTTCCAGATGTGTCATCTCTTCTTTGAGTTTCATTCGGATAGCAGCTTCAAAAATTGTTGCAGCCTTCTTCTTAAACTCTTCCTCTAAACCGTCTGTTTCGGTTAGAGCAGAGACATCATCTGAGAGATCCATAGCAGCGACACGCTCATCAATCGACTCTTCCTCAACCTCTGCGACCTCGGGTGCTTCTACGATAACCTCATCTTCTTCTACTTCAACTTCCTCAACCTTTGCGGATGCATCGGATGGTTTAGTTGTAGGAGGAGAAGCTTTTTTGACTTTCTTAGAAGCTTCCTTACCTGGATCACTTTTGGCATCGGGAGACACAACAGCAGCGCCCATGTCCTGCACTTCGCCTTCTAGCTTATCGCCTTTCTCAGCTGGTGCAGCACCCTTTTTGGGGGCATCTGCGGCTACTTCGTCTAGTTGCGTATCGGCAACGAATTCTTCGTCAGCAATCTGCTCTAGCTCGGTGTTGATATCTGTCATTATTGGATAACTCCCTTATTGTTTTAGAATATTATTATTTATCATATTTAGATTTTTGACATGAAATCTTCAAATACTTCAACTCGTTTTTCAACTTGAGCAGAACGTTTTGCATATTTCACCTCTAATTGTCTTTTATATGATTCAATATCCATTTCTTTGATAATGCCGTTGTCCCAAACCCACTCCTTACCTTCCATGATGCCTTCCACGAAAGCATTAGGAGCAGAAGGATCTGCAACGATGTCGGCCGCAGTAGCCAAATAAAAATCATCTTTGACGACCTGCATATCTCTTTTAGGTTCTAATGAACCCATACCTCTTGACGAAACGCCAAGTTTGGCACCCTCATCAATAAGATTCTTTACAATTTTTCCGTAAGGTGTATCCATTACTTTAGCTTCGCCGATGAAGTTTTTACCATCAGGATAAAGATCAGTAATCATGTGGGATACTCTTTCTAAATTTACAGTTGGACCATCAGGATGTCCCAACTCACCAAAGGCTCGATTTTGGCTAATATACTCTTTGTTATATCGACCAACTTCTTTTTCTAATACAGACATTGGATACATACGACCATTACGGTTTTTCATCTCTGCCTGCATGAACACACCTTTAATGCGATAGTTTTTGTTACCACCTTCTTTTTCTTCGATGAGGTATTCAATACTATCAACGTGTTCGGATATAAGTTTCATTATTCTTCCTCTACTTCAGCAGGGTCTCCTGTAATACCCGTGTCTACTGGTTCTGCTGTTGGTTCTTCAACAGGAGCTGAATCAAACGCTGTTCTTGCTAAATCCATACGGGCAGTTTCCCAAGCATCTTCTCTTTTTGCAGCTAAAACTTGATCGAAAACATCATTAGCTGTGTTAAGGTCACCTGTTGCAACAGCGCTGATAATATCTTTTGTTGTTGCCATAATAATTCTCCTTTATTGTTACTCTAATATTTATAAATAGTTTGAACTTGAGTTATAAATTATTTTAATCTGGTGCGTCCATATCTTCACCAGCATCTTGATCTATCTCTCCACTATTTTTTTCTTTTTGAATTTGGGCATCAATTTGTTGCATTTCTAACTCGCTTTGTTTAAGAATATTTTTTCTTATCCATTCAACCGAATAATATGTACCAACATATTCAGACACACTGTTAAGTTGATTGATGCGAGATTCTAAAAGTTCTGCATCTTTAAGTTCGAAGAAATGATTATCATCATTGAAATCGTAAATGATTCTTTCTTTGATAGTGTCCCAATCTTCTGGTGTAATGATACCTTTCAATACACATTGAGTTTTTAAAATGTCATGGAAGAGAATAGAAAATCTTTTTCGTAGTCTTTGAATAAACTTAGTAAACTTTATTTCGTCCCGTGTAATCTCTGCTGATCTGCCCATGTTGAAACCAGAGTCAGACTGCAAACGAGAAATAGGAATGTTAAGAGATTTGTAAAGTTTTTCTTGAAAATATTTTACATCTTCCATTTCTCCAAGATTTTGGCCGCCAGGCAAAGTTGTAATCTCTGTGCCTCGACCACCTTCTCGTCTTGGTAACCAAAAGTCCTCTAACATCGACATTTGATTACGATCATCTTTGACTTCACCCGTGTTGCCATCGTATACAACCTTGTTACGATATCGACTCATCACATCTTTGAGATAAGCTTCTGCTTTGGGTTTTGGTAAATTGCCTACGTCAATATAAAAGATTCTTCGTTCTGGTGCTCGACTGATGCGATAGATAACTGTTGCATCTTCCATCATTCGCAACTGATTTACAGGTTTGATTGCTTTATGTAAATAACCATAAACCTGTTTTGTTGTGGGATTAAAGATACCTGAAGTGGCATATGCTATACTATCGGGTGAAACTTTTAAACCCTGTGCTGCAGATTTGCCTTGACCACTTACACCAACTACACCTGGATAAACGCCCGTTTCGTTGTAAAGATAAAACTCTTGAACTCTTTTAACCAGTTCGACACCGTTGCCAGCACCTTCGCCTTTATCTTTTTCTACTACACGAACCTTTTTGATAAACTTGGGATCGATATATCGTAATTCTGTAATACCTTTTCTTGATTGTTTTTGGTCAACCATTTTGTGATAAAACAAACGACCATCGATATACCATCGTCGGAAAATATCGTGGCCTCGATGTTTCCATTCTAATAGTCTTAGAACTTCATCGAACTCCGTTGAGATTTTCTTTTTGATGGATGTGGAAAGTTCCACCATATCCAAATCAATTTTTACCGATAAGTCAGTTTCATCTGCCGTAACGGATTCATTAATAATATCTTCAATTGCTTGATCGCACTCTGGAGCTTCAGATGTTGTACGATACTTACGAATTAGGTCCCAATCATTCTTTGCTGCCTTATCTAGGTTTACATACTGGCTAAAAAAGCCAGCCCCACCAGCAATATCTAGTGTGCCTTCTTCGTCGGAAGGGGCGACAAAGGATTCCCCCTTTGCCGCCTCTTTCTTCCTCTTTATTTCATATCCAAATAATTCTGCCATATAACTATTTATACGAATAGAATAGACATATTATTTAGACTGTGCCGCCACCACCTGATGAAGTCATGTAGTTGTAGCGCCATGTGACACCAAACTCCTCAACAACATCATTAGTATCATATGCCAAAGCGATAGGATCAACTACGGTAGGCCATAGTTGAAATAACGTATACTCATTGACTGTAGACTCGTTGCGATCCATCTGACGAACAATAGCTTCACCATAGTATTGATCGGGAGCTGTTGCACCCGTACTATCAGAACCCATGTTCATAATTAGATTAGACCACTGTTCAAGTTGACCTCTAAGTTGCCAACCAGCATCAGAGAATACCGTTACTGTCCATGGATCAACGGTACGATCACCAGCAACATAGATTTGACGACCACGAAATGGTACAGCAACTTCACCAACGTTCTGCGCTGGAATCGTTGCAGCACGACAAAGAAATGTAAACAAATCTGTCGTTGCAAAAGGACCACCTGTAATACTAACTTCATATTGGTTAGCACGAGCTCCACCACCGGCGAGTTTTTGAACGAATGTATTTAAATTAGCCATTTTTCAGTTCTCCCCTTATCCTGCTCGACCAACTACTTCACTGAAGTCAACTCCAGTTCGTGTTGCGATAAATGTTAGTGTGATGAAGTTAATCGACCTTGCTGGTTTGATGTAGAAGTCAGCTCGGAACTCATTGTTATCAATGACTTGGCCTGTGTTATTTGTTTCGTCACAAACAACTAGGTAGTCGATGATACCACGGCGAGACTGAACATCACGCAAGTAAGGATCAACCATTGCTTTGAAACTATCACGAGTAAACTGATCGTTGAACTCAAAGAGTACAGATCGAGCAGCAACTTTGATTGCTTCTTCTATTGTAATGAATAGACGACGAACGTTAATACGACTAAATGCGCTGTTACGAGCTAAACCAGTCTTATCACCAAAGAGGATTGTACCCTCACCTGGAAATGCAACAACTGGGTTAATACGAGCACGATAAAGTAAATCACGTTCTGTCTGTGATGGGTTTAGACCGAGACCAACTGTACCTCGAATCTGACCTCTTGTGATGCCGGCGGGTGACCACCATGGATCTTCAAGATAATCAGTACGAGCACAAGAGCCTGCGATGTGTGCATTTAAAGGCACCCAACGATAAACATCATTGTATTTGTCATACTGTTTTGTGTAACCACTATCAAAAACTGTATATGATGAACTTGCTACAGCATCAAAGAATGACTTGACGTTTCCAGCAGCAACGTAAGATTTTGATATATTGACAACATCGCTCTTATCGGGTGAAATGAAACCAACACAATCTTTACGTTTTTCAACGAGGTCTGTAATGAATACAGCATGAGTTGTTGCACCACCATTGTTTACACTGGCAGGACCAGCAATAACTAGATTAACGTCTTGAATATCAGGATCGCTGAAGTGATCGCTGTATGCCTGTTGACGTTGACCTTCTGTTGGAGCTGTTGTACCACCGACACCACCAACTAAACTATTGGCGTCAATAGAGTTTGTTGGCACGGTAAATGTTGTACCAGCAGCGGCACTACCCCAGTTCGTTGCACCTGCTGGATGATCCATCCAATAGATGTAGTTTGAACTTGTGTAGATTACGTCTGCATAGTAGTTAGCATTACCTTCGTCTGTAAGACCGTCAGAAGCTTTAGATACTGCATCAAACTTCTCAAGGACTTCATTCTCAACACCAGAAATGGACGAATCTTCGTCAATAACGATGATGTGCATTTCGTCATTTGAACCACCACGGTCTGTTGCATACTGCGAAGTACCGGGAGCACGTTCAAACTGATCTGCCCAACGCCACTCACGGTCAACATTAGTACCGGAAGCAATTTCCGAAGCAAGGCCTGTTGCTGATGCTACTGGATATCGAACGATTGTAATATCGTTAGTTGCAATAGTCGTTACACGATATTTTTGACCATCTGTTTCTTGAAAGTAGACGATATCGCCAACTGAGAAGCCTGTACCAGATGTCAATGTAATGACTGTCTGACCAGCTGCTTCAATACCGGCTGTTGTTGTTTTTGCAGCTTCTGAGTAACCAGCTGCCGTGTTACAACTTTCAACACGCAGACTATTACCCCATGCACCGGCAGAACGTGCTGCCCATTCACCTACCTCAGCGGAACCATCGTCATAAGGACCAGTAGTACCGTCACCATCGGTGTAATGCATATTATTTTTGATTAGAATTGGTGTACCAGAAACGCAAGCATTTACTGCGCCAGTGGTTTCCATTCTAACGACCTTTAAAGTATTACTATACATTAAGAAAGATGCAGCACTAAACCAATACTGATGGTTAGTAGTATTTGGTTTTCCAAATATATCTACCAACTGTTGTTCGCTTTGTATTGTTACAACTTGGTCAATAGGACCTTTTTCAGCAATAATACAAACGCCACCAATACTGGTTGGTTCATTCCTGACTGAGGTAGTCAGGTCTTTCTCTTTAATAGCAACACCAGGTGAAACTAGATCAACCATTTTTTCTATTTCTCCTTGGTTATTATTTTACAAGTTATTATATAGATTACAGATTCAATTTTTTTATTCGTTATATTTAGTTTTTTTAAGTTCTTCAAACACACATTTAGTGTACTGATAAATAAGAGTATGAACAAGAAAAACACACAAATGCGTGATATTGGTCGTAAACGATGGTTGTTGAATAGTCTTAGAGATTATATATGCCAGTGCGGCGAAGCAGAATTGTGTGTAATGGAATGGTATCCACATCACAAGAAAATAAAATCATTAGTAATGAGACATGGTGCTAAAACCAAACAAAGGCAACAGGCACTTGAGTTGATAGAGAATAGCACACCACTATGTCATAACTGTGCGGCTAAATACAGGCACGGATTAGGTGCGGGTGTTATTTAGTTCCAATCTGGATAATTTTTTACTGGTCGCCAGTAGTCACCGTCTTGATCTACAAAAGGATTTAAATCTTCTCCATAATGTACACCGTCATCAATAAATCCAAACGGCGCCATATCAGCCTCAATAATTTCCTTCTGACTGTCAAAGAGTTGTTTGCGAATATCATCATCGGTTAAATCTTTGAAATACTGTTGGTCAGTTAGCCAAGCAAAAAATACCAGACACATCATCAGGTCATCTGTACCACCATCTTCAGCCTCAAAGGATTGACCTCTCTGAATGAATGTACTCATCTCCACGACGACATCGAAGTCGGGGACTAGTATCTTATCACTTTCAATAAGTTGTTTCAATGTAGAGCATCCTATGCGCTTTAATGACTTAGTGGTACGAATACCTAAATCACTTTGGCCATCGCCAAAACCAGAACTAACTATCTGACCAAGACGACCTTTGACCTGAGACTGTATGATATTTTCGTATGCCATATCGTGATGTAATGCATCTGCTATCTGTCCACCAATATCATTAATCTCTATTAATACTTGAGCATCGTTATATGTCTTTGCGGCTCGATAGATAATGTCTGGAAAGATAAGAGGTTTAATTTCATTACTACGATACTTTGCAACCATTTTATATGGAACAGTGGTGATATCAAATACAACAAACGCACTGTAATCATTTTGAGCACCTCTAGCAACATCAACAGTAATACAATATGAATTTTCTTTTTTAGGTCTTTCCCAAACATCAAATCCAGCACTTCTTTCTATAGGATCTTTATGCGGAATTGTTTGTATCTTTTGAGGTGATATCAAAGTATCAACACTACCTAAAAAAGAACACTCAAATTCTTGTAAAAACTGTTGTTCACTTGTATTTTTGATTGTCTGTTCTTTCCAATCTTCATCTCTGCCTGGTACCTCTGACCAATGCACCTCTAATGGTACAAAATCATTATTGCCATTTTCTGCATCTGTCCACATTTTATAAAACATATTCATGCCATGTGGTGTAGACACAATCATTACTTTAGAAGATTTACCAGAAGAGATTGTAGGATATACGGAACTAAAAAACTGTTCGGCTATGTTATTTGGAATAAAAGCAAACTCATCAAGAAAAATAATATTATATGAACCACCACGAACAGCAGATGCAGATGTTGATGCTGCAAGTATCTTAGAACCATTCTCTAGTTCTAACGAACCTTTGTTCCAGTTCATAACGCCCTGTTGTAACCAACTAGGCAAATGTTCATATGCCAACTGCAATCTAGACAATAAGTCTCTAGCAGTAGATGCCTTGTTAGCTAAAATAGCAACATTTACTTGATCGTTGAATAGAATATAATGTATTAGGTAAGATAATACAGTTGTAGATTTGCCCGACTGTCTTGGCAGTTTACAAATAGAAAATCTATTATCGTGAAAAGATTTCACAATATTCTGTTGAAAAGGATACATCTTGAAAGGCACAAGGCCTTCATCAATACTTACAATATTAACATACTTTTGTATAAAGTAAATGGGGTCTTGAGAACACTTGATAAAATCTTTTACTTGTTCTTGAGTAAACTCTTGACGAACTAAAGACGATTTTAAATTTGGATTACCTTTATAAGTTTCAACCATTTTTATTCTTTAGTAGATTTTGCAACTCTTTTGTAGAACCAACAAATAAAGCATTTGTAACATTACTAGGTCCTTCATTAGGAACCTCTTTCAATTTTTTCATTTTCTCTTGTAAGTCGGCAAGTCGTTCTGTAACTTCTGATACCGTTTTAATAAGTTGACCTGCAACCTCGTAGGTTCTAGGATGCTCTTGTTCTTTTGCAAGATCAAGTATACCTTCAATTGCATCCTGACCACGCTCAATGAGGTTGTAGAAGTTTTCTCTGCTGTAGTTGTAGTCTATATCTATATGTTCAGAATTTTCTTTAGAAATCATTTCCTTTCGCTTGGCGACAGGTTTAGGATCAAGTATTTCCTGTTTGATTTCTTTAGTAACACCCAGTGCATCACTAATCGCATTTTCAATTTTACTCATAATATTATGTAAGTATTACATCCACTCCGAAGTTGATTCGTTGAATCCAAAGTTATCATCGTCATCTCCAGTACCAGTGTTGGTAGCTTCAACAGTAAATCGTTGAACTCTGGTAGGTGCAGCTGTTGGCAAATCGGCGTATGTATCGGCCTGAACCTTTGTAATTGGCTGTTGCGTTGTAACAGGACCATAGACATATGATTTAGCAGTAAACGCTAATGTGTAAATGATTGCTCTTCTTGTTTGGAAATCACCTTCGTATGAATCTTCATAACCAATACTATTAAGAACAATGGGAACGTCACGAACAATATCCATTTCGGGAACTTCTTTTATCGACACTGTATATTCCGGTTGAAAGAAAGGAAGTATCTGTTCGATAATCTGAATACCATCATCACTATTCTTAGCCATAACAAACAATTCAAAATTCATGTTATAAGGCACAGGTGTGTATTGTGTACTCATCTGTTTTAATTTCTTATCACTAGCGTTAGCAACCTTTTTTTGCCTTATAGTTCTATTTAGTTTTCTATTTGGATCGTAGTCAAACGACTGAATTTCAAAACCAATGCGTGGTAAAGTTAGTGCAATCTGTTGAGTTGCACCTGGATCTTGTGTAAGTCTGGTAATGAACTTTTGCTTTGGTCCATAGGCCAAAGGAACTTTCATAGTCTGAATTTCTTCTCCAGAACTATCCTTTCTTGTTATTTGAATGTCATTGAATAAACTACCAAATGCTATGATAGTCTTTCGCAGACTTTCGTTGTAAAAATATTGTCCTAACATTTATAAACTCTCCGTAGGTTCACCAAATGGATTTCTTTCTGAGAAATCTAATACTGGATCAGAATTAGAAAATGCACCTGTACCAGTTACAGCATCTTCTATCCAATCATTATCTGCCAAAGGTTCGGCAGTAGCCAATGAATATTCTTCGTTAATGATGAAGAAGGAATTGGTAGAGTTAGAATCTTCTGTAAGTATTGAGGCAAACCCAGTTTCACTTTCAGATGTGAGAATACCAGTACCGCCGTCTGTTGCTGTTTCAAGTTCGACAGAACCTGTAGCATACAAATCAGTACCACGTTCTAGTGTTATATTCTCAACATAATTTGTTGTTGATGATTGTTCAGCAAGAAATTGCCACTGTAAAGCATCACCCGAATACTTATCTTCGATAGCATCAATATCAGTGATACCTGTATCAAGTCTTTCGTCTGAGTATTCTACAGTTCTAGCATACAATTTGTAAACAGGTAAATTGTCTACTTGAAAAAATGGATCATCTTTATCTACAAAACTAATTTCAAAAAGACGAGGTCCATTTGAAAAATAAATCCAATCACCTTCATTTGGTCTTAACGATGTTATTAAATTAGTATTAGAACTAACCAAATCTAACCATCTTCGCCGAGAAACAGTAAAAGTAGTTTCATCACGAATTTCTAATCCAAATCGTGATACTAATTCCTTTTCTCCTTCATAACCTTCTACGGTGTCCATATACATTTCTATAAGGTAGGCATCATCAAATTTTGACAAAGCATCTTCACCAAACAATTGATCTTTATTTACCAAAGTTCTGGGAAGATAATACACATCGTGACCAAAAATCTGCATGGCCTCAATGATTAAATCTTCATAAAGATATTGTTCGGATATTGTACCCTTAGAGAAATGATGATTGGTAGGCATAAAATTAACCTATGTCCATAAGTAACGGTTCTTCCCACGTTGTCTTACTCTGTTCTTCTAAAAGTTCTATCTCTGCTAATGCTGACTGAAAAATCTCTGCACCGTTCATCGTGACACCACCAAGCATTGTAACACCGTTAAACTTACTGAGGTTTTCTCCCCACTGTCTCTTGATAAGTGCAGTAGCATACTTCTTTAACCAGAGATCATTGTAGATGTCTGTCCAAGTTGTTGGGTCTAACTTACGATAACATTCCATAATGATGTATTCGCCAACTTCGATATCATCACCCCAATCCATATTAATATACAGACGGTTCTGATGTGCATTGAACTGAATAGGTTTCTCACCAATTAGAATCATATCTAATAAGTCAAGTTGCCACATCGTCATTTGATAATGAATGATAGACTCAGATGAGAAATCATAGAGATCGTTGAGTCGTAACTGATAACGAATGTCAAACATATTCAGATTGCCACGATCACTGAAAGGCAATACTCTTAGAACACTTTGAACTGACTCTGGCATAGGAATGTATGCCTGACCTGTTGACCAAATTGCCTCATGTACATTTGTAACGCCCGAACCAGAGTCGTGATCGTTAGCAAGTGCAGCTGTTGTTAGTGTGTTTCCACTAATAGCACTATATGTTACTGTTTCTGCTGCATTAGTTCCGTCAGTGGCAATAGTAATACTACCTGTAGCAGGAAATTCAGAAGCATCAGTTAATACTACTGTTGTTGCACCAGCAGAATAAGCTCCGTTTAATGTTGTAGTAAGTTGATTGCCGTCTGTTGCTGTTTCAGATTCATTTGCATTTGCTCGATCAACATCTGCCTGAGTTATCTTATGTTTTAGGTAAACACGTTGCATACCCCCATACTGAAACGTATAGAAGTATTGAAGTGCTTCATCTACTCTGTCATCTAATTGATCTTCATCAACATTGATATCTATAACGGGATAGCCGAGTTTTCTTTTACACCAACTTTTTAAAGTTGCTTTTGAATTGGGTATTGCCATATCTTATTTATCCTAGTGCTATCGCCATGGTGACAGCCTTTGCTGTTGCATCTGCATCAGAAACACCTTTGTTAGCTACTTCTACAATTACACCAAAACGATCTTTAGCATACATTTTTTGGTCTGCGGTGTTAATAGCCACTTCGCCAACTTCTAAATCATTGTCGGTTGGCACTACTGTTGGTATATCTGATCTTTTTAATTTAATTCTAGCCATAATTAAAATGTTCCTCCATCAAGACTACTTTCCCAAGATATAGTATCAGTAGTAGAATTGTAAGTAAGCACATCTCCATCCGTAACACCCGATAATACACTAAAGGTATCAGCAGCGTTTGCAACTAAAACAGAACCTTTAGCAACAGTAGTAATTCCTGTACCGCCGTAAGCTACACCAACGCCTGTACCCTGCCATGTTCCTGTTGAAATTGTGCCGAGTGTTGTAATAGAACTTTGGCCAACGTATGTTGATGCTATGTCTATTGCATCTGATGTAACTGAAATTCTATTTGTTGTTCCAGCAACATTAATTGTAACATCACCAGAAGTGCCGCCACCTGTAAGGCCGTTGCCTGCTGTAACTGCTGTAATATCACCAACGGTACTAAAGAGATTTGAAACTAAAACTTTCTTTGTACTATCATCCGTTACGTCTTGAATAATTACATAATCGGAAGGTGATGCGGTAGTGCCTATTGCTGATAATTCAGAAACATCTAAATCTAATGTAACTGTACCTTGATTACCACCACCTGATAAACCAGTACCAGCAGTAACACCTTGAATGTCACCTACAGGGGTTGTACCTTCAGCGTGAATATATTTTTGAGCGGCATTATCCCAAGCAATAAATTGATGTGTTGCACTTCTATCGGCAATATCAACGTCATCAAGTTTTCCTAGTTTAACTTCACCAGAACCATATGTCATACCTCTTTGGCCCCAGCCAACATTGGAGGCTAAAACTCTATTGACAAGTTTTACAACCTTACTGTCAAAACTTTCTTCAACTGTAGTTGTTTCTTCTTCGTTTATTTTTGCATTGTGAAGATATTGTGCTGCTTGTTCTATAGCATTACCTTCAAGTATTTTATATTCTTCTTGAGGTAATTCTGCTTTATGTTTTTCTAAAAGAGCTGAAACGTCTGAAACCATTTTAGCAGTTTTAGAATTCTTTTGACTGAAAAGATCCATCTGCCAATTAGCATCACCTTGAGCAACACTTGGGTCATAATTTTCATACTTGAAATTAACATCTTTGGGATTATTTTGATTCATAAACCCACTAGCATTGTTAATTAGTTTGGATGAAATTTTATCCAAATCATATCTTTGATCTGAAACTGGTAGAGAAC